GAGGGAGGTGATGGGGATGGCAGGGGTCCGCCTGGCAATGAAGGGTCGGGGCAAGGACAAAGTTACAGGTGTCCGTCAGAACGCCCTGGTGATCCGATACGAGGTATGATACTGGTATGGCAAAGCAAAACACCCACCTAGAGCACCTGGAAGACGACATCCTGAACAACGGTTCGGATGGAGGCAGGAACGCTATCGCCTTCCTTCGGGAACTCGGCACGATGCTCACCGAACCAGACTCCAGCATCAGACTCACGACTAAGTGGGACGGTGCTCCTGCTGTGATCTGTGGTCGCCACCCTGGCACTGGTAATTTCTTTGTGGGGACCAAGAGTGTCTTTGCAAAGTTTCCTAAGATCTGTGTTTCTGAATCTGATATTGATGAGTGGTATCAGGGTGAACTTGCTAGTAAGTTGAAGACCTGTTTGAAGCTCCTACCCAAACTGAAAATCAATGGAGTCCTGCAGGGTGATCTTCTGTTCACCAATGACCTTAAGACTGCAAAAATCAATGGCACTCAGTGCTTAACTTTCCGTCCTAATACTATTACTTACGCAATACCAACGAACTCACATATTGGTTATAAAGTAAAACACGCCAAACTTGGCATTGTTTTTCACACCAAGTATAGCGGTGGTCCTTTGTTGAGTGATATGTCACCCAGTTTCGGTGTGGATGTTTCTGGTATGCAGAACGTATCCGACATTGCAGTATTCTCATCCAACTTCACTGATGCTACGGGATCTTCCCGTATGACAACTTCCGAGTTTATTTCTTATCGAGCAGCAGTTAATCGGGCAGAAGGTTCTCTTCGTCAAGCATCTACGTTTCTTGATATCCTCAAGCAAACTGGGGATGGTAAGTTCCTGCTGTCGGCAATGTTCAAGGTGTATTTCAACTCGTTCATTCGTCAGGGTAAGCCCATCACCAATGCTCAGGCAGTTGGTAAGGGATTTGAGAAGTTCTACAGTGATGCTCTGCAGAAAGAGATCGACTCTAAGAAGACTCCTGCAGCAAAGGCAAAGTATGAGAAGATCAAGAATGATGGTCTGAAGTTCATCCGCAGTTATAGCAAAGCAATCTATATGACGGTTGCTAGTTATATGAATTTGATCACTGCAAAGACTATGATTGTTCGCAAACTTGAACAGGTCAAGGACATCGGAACCTACATTCAAACTGATTCTGGATTCCGTGTGACTGCTCCTGAAGGATTTGTTGCGATCAAATCTGGTAATGCACTGAAGTTAGTTGACCGCCTGGAGTTCTCTCGTGCCAACTTCACGGTAGACAAGAATTGGGGCTAGATAAATATAATAGGAAACACTGACAAATATAATGAAATTCACTCAATTTCTTACAGAAGCAAGAACCGTCGCTGGAGAAACTGCTGCAAAGCGTGGTCTAACTCACGTTGGACACGGTTACTATGCGGATAAATCTGGTGCGATTGTTGCCAAGTCTGAGAAAGGTCAGAGACTTGTTGCGGTAACACCTGATGAAGCGGCAGTTGCACAGCAAGGTGCTGAGGATGGTGCTGTTGAAGATGAGGGTAACGCAAGTGTTGAAGACCTTGGTGCGATTGCAATTACATTTGGCAGATTCAATCCTCCTACAGTTGGACACGAGAAACTCATCAATGCGGTTGAGCAAATGAGTTCTGGTGGTACATACAGAATCTATCCCTCAAGATCTGTAGACCCTAAAAAGAATCCTCTGGAACCAAAAGAGAAGATCAACTTTATGAAGCAGATGTATCCCAGTGCTTCTGAAGCGATTGTCAATGATGAAGCAATGAGCAACATCTTCAATGTTCTCAGTGCACTCAATGAGGAAGGTTATAGTTCTGTCACTATGGTTGTTGGAAGTGATCGTGTTTCTGAGTTCAGCAATCTTCTGACAAAGTATAACGGTACTGCATATAACTTTGAAGAACTCAAAGTAGAATCTGCAGGTGAGCGTGACCCTGATGCTGATGGTGTTGAGGGTATGTCTGCATCAAAGATGAGAGCATTTGCTGCTGAAGGTAACCTGAAGGAGTTCGCTAAAGGTATCCCTGGCAAAGATGAAGCTCTTGCTCAGAAATTAATGAATGCAGTTCGTAGAGGTATGGGTATCTCAAATGAACAGCAAGCAGTTACTGAGATGTGGGAGATTGCACCTAAACTTGATCCTCAGGGATTGCGTGAAGCATATATCTCTAATCAGTTATTCTCAATCGGAACCATTGTTGAGCATCTTGACACTGGTGTGATTGGTGAAATTGTATATCGTGGCACCAACTACGCAATCTTTGAAGATGAAAATGGATGGAGGTTCCGTTGCTGGTTGCAACATCTCAATGAGGTGGAAGAAAAGCATCACTCTGCAGATGATGGCAGCGGTAATGACTGGAAGGTTGGTACTGATGCATATCGGAATGCAGTTCAGGCAATGACCCCTGGACAAACAGTTAAAAAATTCAGCGACTTTAGAAAGTCTAAATAATACTATCGGGAACTTATCGTACAATGGACATCAATCTTTCAGCAAAACTCCTTAAATATACCCCCTCAGAAGTTCAAACAGTAACTTATGTGGTGGAGTATGCTACGCATAACTCTGAAGATCTTCGTGAAGCACACGAATATATCGAAGAGCAACTCAAGACATCTCGGTTGATTGAGATTGCTGACATCATTCTTGAAAGCAAGAATATGGCAACTATTAATGCAAAACCGAGTGGCGCGTCTGGCAAGATTGATACCATCAAAGAGAAGCCTTCGACTGAGGGACCTGTAACTGCTGCACAAAGATCAATCTCTGGCAAGAAAGTTGCAAAAGAAGAGTTCCTTCCCGAGGAAGAGTCCGATCGTATGAATGATCAGCGCCTTGAGCGTGGCGGTATGGGCGCTGGTAGAGGTGGTAATAGTTCCTCAGCAAAAGTTGGTCCTAAGAAACCCGCTCCGTCTGGCAAGTCTGCAATGACAGCACTTGAGATTGTTAAGCAAGCAACAATGGCTAAGTATGGTAAGGGCTCTATTATGAGTTCTTATGAAGCAGAAGGCGAAGAAATGCTTGATGAAAAAACCGCAATGGCAAAGCGCGGACATAATGAGACCGAAATTCGTAACAAGATTGCTAAGTCCACTGGTGGTGGTGAAGCAGCAGATAGAGCAACTGCACTTGAGAAGAAACCCACCTTCGGTGATAAGAATAAAGAAGCACAAAGATCTAGATATGCTAGAGCACAAAGGGGTGACTTCCGTAAGACCACTTCTTCCTCTCCTGGTCTCCACGGTTACGGTCATAAGGCAACCAATGATGATGATAGAGCAAAACAGGCTGCTAGAGGAAAGCAAAGAGGTGCTCTGACTAAGGGTGAGAAAAAGCAACTGAATATGGAAATGGAGTATGAACTTTCGGAAGCGGGTAAGGCATACGGTGGTGGTGAAGATCCCTGCTGGAAAGGGTATAAGCAAGTTGGTATGAAGACGAAGAACGGTAAGGAAGTTCCCAACTGTGTTCCTGTAAGCGAAGCTTGGATGTGGGAACTGGTTGACGAACTTGCTGAAGACTTTGATTTCCTCACTCAGGAAGATCTTGAGGATGTGATCATCGAAGCGATGGTTGAGATCGAAGACGATGTTGAGATGCTTGATGAAGCATTGGATATGATGTCTTCTTATGATGTGTATCCTCTGTTTGAGGATTACTATGCTGCTGCAGCGGCTAAGTCTAAGGAGAATGCCGCAAAGCCTGAAGTGAAGGCAGCAGTTCGTCGTGCAAGAGTTGAGAAAGTAAAGACTGCTGCTAAGGCAGTTGGTTCTACTCTCAAGTCGAAAGCAGATTCTGCTAGAGCAAAGGTTGGTTCTGCAGCATCCTCTGCTAAGAGTGCAGCATCCAAGGCAGGCGAAGCAGCTAAGAGTGCAGCATCTTCTGCTAAGCAAGGACTCAAAGCAGCAGGTAAGAAAGTTGTTGGTGCTGCTTCCAGAGCAGCAGGTCACGCCGTTGGTGAATACCAAGCAGCAAGAATCAAAGCGAAGAGAGATTCTCTGAGCAAGTCGAAACCCAAAGCACAGTCCGATTCTCCTGCTCCTAAGAAGCCTGAATCTAAGGATGCAGAAACTCGTAGAAAGGGTGAAGAACTCCTCGATAAGATTCGTTCATCTGGTGGTCAGAAGAAGTCTTCTTCCTCTGGCGGTGGTGGCGGTTCTTCTTCCACAACTACAACCACAACTACAACCACAAGATCATCTGGTGGTTCCTCAGGTGGTTCTTCAAGCAAGTCATCTGGCGGTGGTAGTGACAAACCTTCTCTGCTTCGTCGTGCTGCCAGCGCAGTTAAGCGTGGCATTAAGAAGGTCGTTGGCAAGACTGCTCGTGCAGTATCCTCTGGTGCAGGTAAAGTAGCAAGTCGTATGGGTGAAGGAACCTCCTGGCGTGAGCGTCTTGGTTATGACGTTGAACAGATCGATGAGATCTCTTCTCACCTCGCACTCACTGCTTCTATGAAGGCAGATAATGAGCGCAGGAAGGCATCAATCTCTGGTGACAGAGAAACAGCAGCAAAGAAAGCAGCACAAGCATCACGTCTTTATAAGGGTGTTGGTCCTAGAAAGGCAAGGGAGAGAAAGAATGAGGCTAACTGAGAAGAAAACTGCAATTACCATCAACCCCAAGAAGGAACAACTAATGAAAGAATCTATTAAAAAACTTCTCCAATTTGAAATTGCTGAACTCAAAGAAGCAGCAAAGCGTAAGAGACTTGATGCCGTAGGTAAGGAAGACAAGGACATCGACAACGACGGTGACCACGACAAGTCTGACAAGTACCTACTGAATCGTCGTAAAACAATCGCTCAGAAGATGGGTAAGAAGACTCACATTTGTGCATCTTATGTGGAGCACGCTGAGTATGGCATCTGCCAAACCATCCCTACACAGCACGATCTGATTGAACTTGCTGAACCTGATGCTGATGGCAATACCCATTACGTTTCTCAGTACACCATTTGCGATGGCGAAGGCAACATCTACGAAGATGTTTCTGTGGAAGAACTGGACATCCTGATTGCGGAAGGTCACAACCACTAGGGAATTAACCGCACCGATCTGGTCTCATATATAAGGTAGTTATCCTCACGGAGATTAGAAATGGTTCCTGCAATTCTTTTGGTTGTAAAGCCCATCCTCTTTAAAGTTATGGGTTCCTGCCAAGTTAAAAAACTGGTAGTAGAACTTCTTGAGAAATATGTAGCAACTACTGATAATGATGTTGACGATTTGATCGTTGCTACCGTTAAAACTGCTCTGCTCAAAGGTTGCGAAGCAGCCGAGTGATACCAAGGGAGGTTTCGACCTCCCTTTTAACATTTTTATAAATACAATATAGGAAACGATTTGGAGAAACACAATGTCTCTTTACGGGAGAACTGACTCAAACGCAAACAAAACACAAGTAGGTCTCACCCGTGGTAACGGTGCTGGGTCCGCTACTGAGACCATTGTCTTTGTTGATAATACCGAGGCAGGTCTCTCGGAGAACAAAGAACGCGGCATCACTGCCCCTGGTTGGTGGGCATATCGTACTTACACCGATGGTTCGGGTAAGACCCGCCATAAGGCAGAGCACCTGATGTTCCTCAGCAATGCTGATACCAACGCTAACGAAACCCAGGCTGACGACGCTATTGCAGCAGACGCAGCATCGGCAATCACCATCGCTGCACAACCTGCAGACGTAACTGGTGCTGCTGATCCCTTCACTGGAACCTTTGCTGTTACCGCATCTGCTGATGCAGGTAGCGTGGTTTATCAGTGGCAGAAGCAGACAGCAACTGGAACTCGCTGGACCAATGTTACCGATGCTGGTGTGTACAGTGGTTCGACCACTGCAACTCTGACCCTGACTGCTGCAGACAAAGCAACTTACGATGGTTACAAGTTCCGTGTGAAACTCACATCGGATGCTGGCGCTGAAGAAGTTATCTCCGATACTGCTTCAATTACATATGCCTGATACTGATTGATATATTATGAATTTTTCGGTGCTTACAGCGGACAACCATATAATGTTCGCAATCAAACATTACGATAACCCCCAGTCTGTCACCTATGATGATTTTCTGGAAGATATGATGAGATTTAAATATCTTAAGAGATTGTTTGGGAGATATTTAAAGACTGGGGTTCTTCGTAATCATTTGATTATTAATCATTTGATTGTCCTATTCAATGTATTTGGTGATGCTGCAATACCGTTATTGATTTATAAAGTTGAACAACAGTATTGGTCGATACTAAAAACCTACCTCATCTATTTGAATATACTTCCAGAAAGTAATACTGGAGTATTTGAAACTATTCAGATAGATCCGAAAATATATTCCGAACTGTCTAGGTTGTAGATATGGGTATCCAGAAAAAACAATTTGTAGAACGTGCCGATTTCTGGCATCCAGATCCCGAGAAAGATCGTAGATTGGGTGGTCCTGGTGCTAACCAGCGTGCTCGTGAAGACCGTGCTGCAGCATCAAAACCCAAACCCGATTACAGCAAGACTGCCAAGCCTGGAGAATCCTATATGGATTTTCATAAGCGTAGACAGGCGGAAAGATCTCGCAAGGAAGAGTTTGATTATATTGGTGAAGAAGCACCAACAATGAGCACAGGAAGCACATCATCTGCCGCTGGGTTTAGTGCTGATGCTGATTCTGATGGTCCTACAGCAGGATTTGATCAACCTATGGGTGGTGTGAGTAAGCAACCCAAGGGTAAGATTCGTAAATGTAAGTTTAAGATGAAGGACGGGAAGTATGTTTGTGAGGAGAAGAAGAAAACTCCTGGTAAATATTTCCCATTCTTTGTTCACTCTGATGAGATTGAATTTGTTTTCTATGGTTCTAGCGAAGCAGATGTAAAACTGAGACTTCGCAAGATCTATAGACCAGAAACTATGAAGTCTATGTCAGTAAAGAGGATGATGCCATCCGACGTGCTGAAGTTCTATTACAGCAAGCGTCTGGAGGCGATGTAAAGATGGCATTCGGTCTGCAGAAATTAGCGGTCCTTGAAAGCAAACTTAATATCTATGAAGACCTATCAAAAGAAATGCTCGATAAACTTGAGCGAGCAGTAGAAAAGATTTCCGAAGGAAACAATCGCATCGCTCAAGTTCTTGCCAAACACGAAGAAAGATTGGAACAATCTGATCGTGCTGATAACCTCATCATCAAAATGATTGAGGAAATGAAGATGCAGAATACAAAAGAACATACTGCTGTGATTTCTAGGATCGAAACCATAGAAAATAGGGTTAACGATCTTGCTACGTTTAGATGGATTACTGTCGGTATTGGTACTGCTGCTGTAGTCATCATCGGTTCAGCATCTTTCTTTGGAAATATCTTGACAACAGGAACTCAGGGTGCTACTCTTAATGCACCCGCGACTGCCACTAAGTGAGTTACATTGATCTTAAGTACGCCCGCTTAGTGGGTGGACGGTTAGACCTGTTTAAAGAAAAGCACTCAAATCTATACAACTTTAGATGCCCCTATTGCGGCGACTCTCAAAAGCAGAAGTCTAAGGCAAGGGGTTATTTTTTCGCTAAAGGTAGTGACCTGATCTTTAAGTGCCATAATTGTTCTGTAGGTAGAACTCTAGGAAACTTCTTGAAAGATAATGCTAGAGATCTATACGATCAGTTTGTTATGGAGAGGTATCGTGATGGGTTGACTGGCAAATCAACTAGGGTTGAGACACCGAAGTATGATGCAGTAGTTAGATCGACACCAAAATTTAATACGGGAACTAAACTACCAACAATATCATCTCTAAATAAAGAACACCCCGCAAGGGTATATCTTGAACAACGTAAGTTGCCACTAGAATCACTGGATAGGTTATACTATGCAGATAGATTTAAGAGGTATGTGAATACCAAAAAGCAGACTTTTGATAATCTACAGAATGATCGTCCAAGAATTATCCTTCCCCTTACCGACTTTGAAGGTAACTGGTTTGGAATTCAAGGGAGATCTCTAACTCCCACTGCTAAACTTCGTTACATTACGGTAATCTTCGATGAAACTAAACCCAAACTCTTCGGTCTCGACAGCGTGGACAAAAATCGAACTGTCTACATCACTGAAGGACCGTTGGATTCGCTCTTCATTCGCAACTCGATTGCTATGTGCGGAAGTGATGCTGATCCTCGTAAGTGGGGCATTAGCGATCTTGTGTGGATCTTTGATAACGAACCACGCAACCCACAAATTGTCTCCAGAATATCAGCAGCAATCGATCGGGGCGAAAGAGTTGTGATATGGGATTCCAAAATCACAGAGAAAGATATCAATGATATGGTTCTCGCTGGACACGATGTTCAAAACGTGATAGAGTCTAATACCTATCACGGTCTAGAAGCAAAACTAAAATTTACTGGATGGAAGAAAGTATGAATGTTATTAAAAGGAACGGTACAACCGAACCTCTCAACCTAGATAAGATTCACGCTATGGTTGAGTTTGCCTGTGATGGTCTCGCGGGTGTTAGCGTCTCTCAGGTAGAGATGAATGCAAATCTTCAGTTCTTTGATGGCATTAAATCATCTGAGATTCAGGATATCCTGATTAGATCTGCTAGTGATTTGATAACTCTAGACAACCCAAACTACCAATATGTAGCCGCAAGGCTACTTCTGTTCAGTATTCGTAAACAAGTATTCCCTAAATGGAATGTTAGTGGTTATATCCCACTGAGGACTCACGTCACAAATTGCATTGAGAAGGGGGTATATGACCCTGGAATCCTCGACAAATATACTACTGAGGAGTGGGATACCCTGAACGGTTATATCGATCACGATCGCTGTATGGGATTTACCTATGCAGGTCTTCGTCAGATCGTTGATAAGTATTTGGTGCAGGACCGTAGCACTGGTCGTCTGTATGAGACGCCACAGTATATGTACATTATGGTCGCTGCAACTCTCTTCCAAGACTATCCTCAAGAGACAAGGCTCGATTATGTCAGACGATACTACACAGCAACAAGTAAAGGAAAAATCAACGTCCCAACACCAGTGTTGGCAGGAGTACGAACACCGCTTAGACAATTTGCTAGCTGTGTTCTTGTTGATGTTGATGACACCCTCGATAGTATCTTTAGCTCTGATATGGCTATTGGCAGATACGTTGCACAAAGGGCGGGCATCGGTATCAACGCAGGTAGAATCCGTGGCATCAACAGCAAGATCAGGGGCGGGGAGGTTCAGCACACAGGTGTTGTACCATTTCTCAAAAAGTTTGAGTCAACTGTCCGATGCTGCACTCAGAATGGCATACGGGGCGGATCCGCAACGGTCCACTTCCCAATCTGGCACCAAGAAATCGAAGACATCATCGTTCTAAAGAACAACAAAGGTACAGAGGATAACCGTGTTAGGAAACTTGATTACAGCATACAGATCAGCAAGATCTTCTACGAACGATTCATCAAGAATGAATCTATGCATCTTTTCAGCCCTCACGATGTCCCTGGTCTTTACGCCGCTTTTGGCACTGATGATTTTGATGCTCTGTACACCAAGTACGAAGCAGACCCAACCATCCCCAAGAAATCTATTAGTGCTCAGGAACTCATCCTGGACCTGCTGAAGGAACGTGCAGAGACTGGTCGTATCTACATTATGAATATCGACCACTGCAATTCTCACTCGTCCTTTAAGGACAAAGTGAATATGTCCAACCTGTGTCAGGAGATCACTCTTCCAACAGATCCTCTGGAACATATCGATGGTGATGGTGAGATTGCTCTGTGTATTCTCTCTGCAATTAACGTCGGTAAACTGAAGTCTCTTGAGGAACTTGAGAACCTTTGTGATCTTGCTGTTCGTGGTCTGGATGAACTGATTGATTATCAGCGATATCCTATTTCTGCTGCAGAGATTAGCACTAAGAATCGTCGTTCCTTGGGTATTGGGTACATCGGTCTGGCACATTACCTTGCTAAGATCGGTGCAAAGTATGATGATGTTTATGCCCTTACTGAGGTACATAAACTCACTGAAGCATTCCAATACAACCTTCTCAAAGCATCTAATCAACTTGCTAAAGAGAAAGGTGCCTGTGGATACTTCAATCGTACCAAGTATGCTGATGGCATTCTGCCCATCGATACATATAAGAAGGACGTTGATGAGTTGGTAGCACCTGCATATTTCTATGATTGGGAAACTCTTAGAGCATCTATCCTGGAGCACGGTCTACGGAACTCAACACTGTCCGCACAGATGCCTTCAGAGAGCAGTTCCGTTGTGTCAAACGCAACCAATGGAATCGAACCTCCTAGAGATTTCTTGTCCGTTAAGAAATCCAAGAAGGGACCTCTTAAGCAGATTGTTCCTGGGTATCCACACCTGAAGAACAAGTACACTCTGCTCTGGGATATGCAATCTAATGATGGATACATTAAAGTTACTGCAGTGATGCAGAAGTTCTTTGATCAGGCAATCAGTGGCAACTGGTCCTATAATCCAGAGAACTATCCCAATGATGAGGTTCCAGTTTCTGTTATGGCACAAGACCTACTTACAACTTATAAGTACGGGTGGAAGACATCTTATTATCAGAACACTTACGATCGTAAAACTGATGGAGACGCAGATGTAGAACAGAACATCCGAGATGCAATTCGCATCCAACAGTTACTTGATGAAATCGAATCACAGGAGGAAGAAGATTGTGACAGTTGCAAAGTCTAAACCTATTGATGGCGTTACGGTGTTCAATCAGAACGCAGTTGATACGAATAAAGTACCAATGTTTTTCGGACCTCCTCTGGGGGTCCAGAGATACGATGGTGCTAAGTATCCAGTGTTCGATAAACTAACCACCACTCAGATGGGATATTTCTGGAGACCTGAAGAGGTATCTCTGCAGAAGGATCGTGCAGATTATCATAGTCTTAGTGAAACTCAGAGGCATATCTTTACTTCCAATTTGAGGTATCAGATTCTTCTTGATTCGATTCAGGGTCGTGGTCCTGGTCTCGCATTTATTCCCTGGTGTTCTCTGCCAGAACTGGAATCTGCGATGATCGCTTGGGAATTCTTTGAGATGATTCATAGTAAGTCTTACACATACATTATTAAGAATGTGTATAGCAACCCATCAGAAGTTTTTGATACGATTCTTGGTGATGAAAACATCATAAACCGTGCAAAATCTGTAACCGCAGCTTATGATGAATTCATTAACGCTGCTCAAGAATGGGGTAGCGGTAATCAATGGCAGCACTATCTAGAAGGTACACCAGCCGCTCAGGAGACACTCTATGAACTCAAAAGAAAACTCTATCGCGCAGTTGTTAACGTCAACATCCTTGAAGGTATCCGATTCTATGTATCGTTCGCTTGCTCGTTTGCGTTTGGTGAACTCAAACTTATGGAAGGATCCGCTAAAATTATCTCTCTCATCGCCAGAGACGAAAGCCAACATCTTGTCCTTACTCAAAATATTCTGAACAAGTGGGCACAGGGTGATGACCCCGTGATGATCCGTATCATTGAGGAAGAACGTGAAAACGTAATTCAAATGTATAAGGAATGTGTTGAAGAGGAGAAGCGTTGGGCAGAGTATCTATTCAAAGACGGATCTATGATTGGTCTTAATGCTAAACTTCTTGGTCAGTATGTTGAGTGGGTCGCTAATCGTCGAATGAAGGCAGTTGGTATTGATCCTATCTATGACATTGCTGCCAAGAACAATCCTCTCCCTTGGACAGAGTATTGGTTGAACAGCAAGGGGCAACAGAATGCTCCCCAAGAAACTGAGATCGAATCGTATGTCGTTGGAGGCATTAAACAAGATGTCACAGGAGACACCTTCGCAGGATTTCAACTTTGAATTTAATGTAGTTCTCGATCCAGAAAAGGAAACAGAACTACAGAAGATTAAGAGGTGGATTAAAAAACAAAAACCGCCTCTTAATATCATCTTGGAATATCTTTTCTCCTATGTTGAGAAGTGGTATATTGATGCTAAAGTTGAAGCAACTATGCGTGACGTTGATCGTCAAGCAGAACAGATTAAACAACAATGGGAACAAGAAGATGCACAACCAGAACCCACAGTCGTGGAGACAGGAGTATTTGGAGAGGAAGGCTGGTCTATCAGCATTTCAAATCCAGTTGTTGAACGAAGGACCGAAGAAACTGACTGATGCCTGGGCATTGTCTGCAATGAAAAATGATTATGCTAGATCCAAAAGAGACTCGTAAACACATCAGATTCTTGAGGCAACTCAAGAATGATCTTAATAAAACTAAACCCTGTCAAAGGAGAAAACACAAAAACAAAAAGAGAAAAACTAAATAGTATTATCGTTCATTCGCTATTTCCAAATAGCGAACGCAAGTAAGCCGACTCGGAACGGGACGTTCATCTATGGAACAGATTTTCTTAACTTGCTTACAGGCACAACTTCTCATTAGTAGAATCAATGCCAGTCAAATTGTCACCGACCAACAAAAGAATGATCTTGTGTGGGAGGTTAAGCAAGTCACAAAGAAAAGTTGTTTCGTAGACGCAAAAGCCGACTGAAGGAACGGGACTAACCATCTCATTTCTTTAGGAGTTAATCTTATGTCTAAGGTAGTTTATCGTGGTGCTCAATATGACACCGAAGAACTTCGTAAAGCGAAGTTTGAAACAATGCAAGAACAATGGCGCGAAGAAATTTATCGTGGCATTAAGTATGTAAGGCATTACGAACCCAGTAAGCAAGTTAAATGAACGTTATGAGACTCACACATAAGTGAGTCTCTTTTTTTGTGCGGATAAATACTCGTAGATCAGTAGGACAAAGACCGATGAAACTGTTTCTCGATAGTTCCGATCCTGACGTAATTAAATCCGCTATAGAAACTGGTCTTGTTGACGGTGTTACCACAAACCCAACACTGATGGCAAGACAGGGACAGGATCCTATAGACGTTATTTACAGAATTTCCGAACTATTTTCTTGGACCGCATCAGTATCTGCCGAAGTTATGGGAGATACTGCAGAAGAAATGTTGGATATGGCAGTCGATTATTATCAGATTGCCCCAAATGTTACAATTAAATTACCTTGCACTAGACAAGGACTATTGGCTTGTGCAGACTTAGCACAGGATGGAATCAAAACCAATGTCACGCTTATTTTTTCAGCAGCTCAGGCGATTCTTGCTGCTAAGGCTGGTGCTACCTACGTTAGTCCGTTTGTTGGTCGTCTACACGATCAGTATTGGGACGGTATCGGTTTGGTACGAGAGATTAACACTATCTACGAGATGCACGATGTACAGACAGAGATTCTTGCTGCCTCTATACGGTCTGCCCCTGATGTCGTTAAAGCATTTGGAGCAGGTGCTGATATATGCACTGTACCTCTTGATGTCTTCTGGAAGATGTATGATCACACGTTGACCGATAGTGGACTCCAGTTGTTTCAGCGTGACTGGGAATCTCTTAATCTGGAGTTAAACGATGGATCACTTTAAACTGAGATTATTGATTGCAGATCTTCGTCGTATCGTGGATGAACTGGAATCGGAAGTATATTCCGATCCATCTAAATACCTTCAAGACATTGTGAGTGGTATTCAGGTAGAAGATGACGATGGAGAGGCAGACTGATTATGAAAACCCTTGGTTATATAATGACCAGAATTTTACTAGCGAGTGTATTGGGAATCACTATGGGTTTGTTTATAAGATTACCAATATCACAACAGGAAAATCGTACATTGGCAGAAAGTATTTCTGGTCTCATCGAAAACCTAAAGGGGAAAAGCGACGGAAAACACTAGAGTCTGATTGGAAAAAGTATTATGGATCTTGCCCAGAACTAAAAGACGACATCAAATTATTTGGTAAAGAAAACTTTAGGAGGGAGATTCTTTCCCTCCACCTCACACCTGGCAAAACCAATTATGAAGAGACACGGCAATTGTTTCTCAACAATGTACTCACTGAATCTTTGAATGGTGCTCCTGCCTATTACAACAGTAATATTCTTGGCAGGTATTATAGAAAAGACTACTACCCGAACACTTGACATCACCTTAACAGTTGCTATATACTTAACAAGTAATCGATGGGTGACCAAAATGGATTGGGACAATGAATTCATTGAAGACATTAACCAAGCACTTGAAATTATGATTGATCAACTACACGACTATGTAAACGATAACGAACATTATCGTGCCGAAGAACTAGCAGAAACCATCCGTCAATATATGGTAGATATGACGTGACTACTTGGGTCAGTAGCTCAGTGGATAGAGCAACTGCCTTCTAAGCAGTCGGTCGTAGGTTCGATCCCTACCTGACCCGTTCCCTTAGGGGATATACGTCTAGTCTATAGAAGTGAGGTATTCTTATGCCTATCAGTCAAACAGATTACGGTTACCTTAAACAGGTCGTCCACGGTGACATTCCACTTGATCAGGAAAACCCATCCCTGTTCAAGAAACTATTTCGTTTTTATGAATCCGTAGGGGTCCAATTCTTTGGAGACCCAGATGAAGATTACGAAATCTTCCTCGACCACCTCGCTTCTGATATTGGATATGGAGTTTAATACTCCTGGTGGAGCCAAACCTTGAACTGTCACAAGGACCCTATGTGGGTCCTTTTTTAATGCTATAGTTTAAGAGTGATTGAGGATTCTATGAAACCAGTTGTCCTTCTAGAGCGGTATCCCTACCGTTTTGTGACGTGTGGAACCCTGGAGATTAACGGCAAACCCGATTGTCGGATTCAAAAATTTAATGAATGGACAAAACGGTATGCTGATATGTACCTTTGCGACAATGAAATGCAGTTGCAGACTGCGATTGAGGACCCCGAGTATGCAAAATGGTTGGACCCTGATCCTGAAGTAGGTGCCTATCGCCACTACAATTGATCAGGATTTCAAAACAAAAGGTCTTGACATTTCTTAACAAAGTATATATACTTATGTTGCAATTCGTTACAAAGACAATGACTGTTACAAAAAATGAGTTCGGGCAAATGAATATGTTTGCTAAAGAACCTTCGATGTATATGACTGCTGAAGATTTGGAACGCTATGGCATTGAACCTTATGCTGTAAAAGCGGAGAAAGCAAATGGGCGCTGGGCAATGGTCGGTATTATTGCTGGGGCTCTTTCTTATGCTCTCACTGGCAAACTCTTCTTCGGGATCCTCTGACAAATAGTTGACAATGACTTCGATTATCTTTACAATCACATCTGTTGCCTTCTTCGTTTTGTTGGCAGCATCAGTAGAAAAAGTTTGTGAGACTTATTAATGGCATACAACGTTACGCTTCAACTAACTGACGGCACCGAGACCACCTTTGTGTGTGCTCCTGATCAGTATATTCTGGAAGCAGCAGAAGAAGCAGGAGTGGATCTCCCCTACTCCTGCCGTGCAGGTGCTTGCTCAACTTGTGCTGGTCGATTGATCAGCGGCACTGTGGACAATGAAGAACAATCCTTCCTTGATGATGAGCAAATTGCTGATGGATATCTCCTCACCTGTGTTGCTTATCCCACTAGCGATGTGGTGATTCTGACTGAGCAGGAAGAGAACCTGTGACAATTGAAGATCAGATTGTAAAAACAATGATGAATCTCGGATGGACAAAAGATGATGACATCCGAGTTGAAATTGGTGGAGTCTCTACAAGTGGCATCCACCAAACTGAGGGGGCAAACCCTAAATGGGCACCTCCATTTGGCGAGATTCGATATCAGAACGATGCGTTCATCGTAATTAAGAATCGCTCTCGCAACCCTGTTATTCCATCTCAAGCTACTAATGACCAGAGTTCCTGAAGTTACTTTTAAGACTCGTCAACACGACGAAGTTATTGGATCGTATTATTGGAAAGATCTCACTACGTCTGAGATTTTTGATAACAAACGAGTAGTTGTGTTTGCACTTCCTGGTGCTTTCACTCCCACCTGTAGTTCATTTCAACTCCCTGGATACGAGGAGTATTACGATGACTTCATTTCACTGGGCATTGACGATATTTATTGCCTGTCTGTTAACGACAGCTTTGTTATGAATGCCTGGTTCAAAGATCAAGGTATTGAAAAGGTTAAGGCATTGCCTGATGGCAGCGGTGACTTTACTTACTCTATGGGTATGTCAGTTGCCAAGGTTAATCTTGGATTTGGGTATCGTTCTTGGCGATATGCAATGGTTGTGAACAATGGTGAGATCGAACAAATGTTTGTTGAACCTGGCAAGGTTGGCAACTGCCCCTCAGATCCTTACGAGGTTAGTGATCCTATGACAGTCCTTGATTATCTAAAGACTGGTTATGCCAAATCCTGATCAGTTATATGAGGATATGGCAAAACTAAATGCCCTATATGGAGAACTCTGCTGGGGGCACGATGACGAATTAGTATTCACCCACAATGGTGAAGAAATCATTATCTACAACAAATCAAAAGAAAAAAATAAATGACAACAGCACTTATTGTAGTATTCTTTGCACTCACTACTGCCATTACTGTTGGTGGCGGAATCTATTACACTAAAAAAGGAGAAAAACAATGAACGAAAATGCAGAACGTATTAATGGTTGGGCAGCAATGATCGGTATCGTTGCCGCAATTGGTTCCTATGCCGCAACAGGTCAGATCATTCCTGGAATTTGGTGATAGGTGATGCCCCGAAAGGGGCATTTTTTATTTACATAAATACATTTGCCTCTCATCACGGCATACGATGACTTTAGATCTTCATAACTTTTTTAAGTATTATGATGAGAAGAACCCCAATCACGTTGCCGCAGTGCAGTGGTTGGAGGATAATCTTCCAGAAGCGTTTATGGATGATTCTGAAACCGAATGGGTTTCTATCTTCCGTACCAAACCTCCCACACCAGCAGTGCTGGATGTGCCCTACTTCAATCAAGTAGATAACTATAGAGACGCACATAGAACTTGTAACAGTTCGTCCTGTGCAATGTGTCTTGCATTCCTCAAGCCTGGATCTATTAAAGGCGATGATGAATATGTCAAGAAAGTATTTGAAATTGGTGACACAACTGACCACGCTGTACAGACTAAGGTTCTGCAAGCGTATGGTGTCAAGTCCCATTTTAGTTACAACTTGTCTTTCTCCGATATCGACAAGAGTCTTGATGCAGGTAAACCAGTTGTTATTGGTATCCTACATCGTGGTTCTCTGACCAACCCTACAGGTGGTCATATGTGTGTTGTTATCGGTAAGACACCTGATGGTAAAGGTTATTACGTTAATGATCCGTATGGTTCATTGAATGATAACTACAGTGGTCCTGTTGAGAACGGTAAGAAAACCGTTTACACAAAAGCAGTTCTTAAGCATCGTTGGTGCCCAGGTGGCAACGATGGTTGGGGTCGCATCTTTGATTGAGGAGAACTAAAATGGCACGTATCGATTTACACAACTTCTTTCAATTCTATGATGAGAAGAACCCTAACCACGTCAAAGCAGTACAATGGTTAGAAGATAATCTCCCTATCAAGTATCTGGAAGATAACATTGATTGGGCAGAAATCTACAGAGGTAAGAAAGGTGCAGCAGCACCTGCAGCACCTGCTGCTGCCGCTCCAACGGGAGATGTATGTCCTCATTGTGGCAAACCTCTGGGAAAGTAACCAGCGGCAGTAGTGCTCCTGCTGCCGCAAGTGGTGAGGTTCCTATGATGGGAATCAAATTGATCAAAGAATTTGAAGGATGTCATTTAAATGCATATCCCGATCCTCTGAGTGGTGGACTTCCAATCACTATTGGTTGGGGTTCAACCCGTAAGAAAGATGGTTCTGCATTCCAAATGGGAGATACTCTCACTCAAGCAGAAGCAGATGAACTTCTCATTGATCAGTGCAAGAAGCAATTCATTCCTGCACTTCAAAAGATTCCTCATTGGAATGAAATGAGTGATGGTAAGAGAGGTGCTCTTCTTTCTTTCGCTTATAATTTGGGTGCTGGGTTCTACGGTAGTGGTGATTTTAATACCATTACTAAGCGACTTAAAAATAAGGAATGGGACTTAGTTCCTGATGCTCTTTATATGTACCGCAACCCTGGTTCCAACGTAGAAGCAGGTCTTGCTCGCCGCCGTAAGGCAGAAGGCGAAGCGTGGAAGAAGGGTTGACAAACACCTAAATAATTGATACTATGTAAACCCGTCACAATGTGGCGGGTTTTTACTATGAGAATGTGATTTGATTTAGAGCCGAGGAAGGTGCCTGCTGAGAGGTTAGGTGTACCCCCCTTCTATTCGGATGTAGAGTTCTATTATTTTTAGTGCAACAATTCCTTT